CCAGAAAGCCGCAGAATTCCATCGCAACGCCGAGAGGCAGTTGGGTGTCCCTGCGGATCAAATCGTTCGTCTGCCGAAAGATGCGGGCGACACGACAGCGTTGAAGAACATCTTCTCCAAGCTCGGGACACCGGCAGACGAGAAGGGCTACAAATTCGAAGGCGTCACGTTCCCAGACGCCGACACCGAAACAACCATTCGTTCGCTCGCATTCAAGTACAACCTGACGCAAGATCAGGCTGTGGGTATGGCGAAGGAAATGGTCAACAACGTGACCGAAGCCGACAAGCAGGAAACCGCTGCGCAGACGGCCGCCCTTGCCAAGCAGAAGGCGGAGTTGTCGAAGGAGTGGGGCTTCGACCTGAACGCCAACATGGAAGTTGCGCGGGCCGGAGCGCTGAAGATCGGCCTCTCGAAAGAGCAGATCGACGGTCTCGAAAGCCAGATGGGCTACAAGGCCCTGATGGAAGCGTTCCACAAGATCGGCGTAGCCTTCGGTGAAGACAAGTTCATCACGAGCCATGAGACCGGCAAGGTCATGACGCGCGAAGGCGCCATCTCGCGCATCGCAGAACTTAAGGCGGACCACGATTGGGCGAAGCGGTATCTCGCCGGAGGCTCCGCCGAAAAGAAAGAGATGGCGGACCTCATGGCCATCGGATATGGAAAGAGGTAGCCAATGGCAAAGGTGCTCTTCCAGACAAAGGCACCAGTCGATCTAGGCGCGTCGCGTTGGGGCCGGATGCTTCTGCGGGTATTCCGTGGGCGTCCGGTTCCGGCCGATCTCGTTGCCGAGTTCGAGAAGTGCTCGCAGATCAACGACTACAAGGCGTTGCTGCATCGTGCGCGGAAGTCGGCGGCCGGCATTCGCGCGGACAAATTGAAATCAAAGGGCCTACTTGGGAAGTGGGCGGAGAGTGTGTTGGCGAAAGGTCACTGAAATGAGCAAATGGATTAAGAAAGCGATCAAGCATCCTGGTGTTGAGACGGCGAAAGCAAAAGCCAATGGCGTCTCTGTACACGAGCAGCTTGAGAAGGACAGCCATTCCAGCAACAAGAGCGTTCGCGCTCGCGGCCTTCTTGGTCTACGGTTCCAAAAAGGCGGCGACCTTCACAAATAGGAGGCGGCATTGCCTTGGGATTGGAAAGCGTTCAAGTCGAAGCACAACCATCATCTGTCGAAGCGACAGGCGACGAAGGCTGCGGCACAGGCGACGGCGATTGTCAAGGCCGGCGTTCCCGAAGGCGAAGCTATCGCCACTGCCAACAAGCACGCGAAGGACAAATAGATGCGCGCCGTAGACGGGTTCACCTTTAAAAATATTGGCGCCACTACTGCGCCGTTTCAGCTCGTCGGGGGCATCTATCAGGTGACGGCTGTCGGCTTCACTGGGGGTACCGCTCAACTCTGCGAGCTTGGCCCAGACGGAGCTACGTGGCTTGGAGTTCGCAATGCATTCTCCGCCAATGGCGGCGACACGCTCTATCTTCCGCAAGGGACTTATCAATGGCAAATTGCAAGCGAGGCTTCCGTTTCTCTTGGCATCTACCGCGTTCCCGGAGAGTAGTGCTCATTCAAACGAGAAAGGTGCATCTTGTTAAGCTCGGTCCTCCCGGCCGCTTTGGACTTCGGGTGCGAGTTATGCAAGTATGGTCTCGTGCGAATTATCTGTTGAGGTTGTTGGGAGCGTGAAGTGGTCAACGGTGTCATCAATGCAGAAGTCACGGCGCCGGTCGCTACGACTTCGCAGCTAGGCATAGTCAAGCCTGACGGCACCACCATAACTATTGTCAATGGTGTGATTAGTTCTGTAGGCGGCGGATCGACGGGTGCCAATCCTACAGCTACGGCCGGCGCCACGGCAGTGAACGGTGTCGCTACAACGTTCATGCGTTCGGATGGTGCCCCTGCGGTGCAGACGGCGAACACTTCGACACTCGGTCTCGTCAAGCCGGATGGCACAACGATCACAATCGCGTCCGGCGTGATATCTGCTGTACAGCAAACATTGCCAGTTGGCGCCAATCCTACAGCGACAGCCGGTGCTACAGCCATCAATGGTTCTGCGGCAACGTTCATGCGTTCGGATGGTGCCCCTGCGGTGCAGACGGCGAACACTTCGACACTCGGTCTCGTCAAGCCGGATGGCACAACGATCACGATTGCCTCTGGCGTTATCTCTGGGGCAGCGGCAGCAAATCCCACTGCGACGGCGAGCAACACAGCGGTCAATGGCGTCGCCACTACATTTATGCGATCTGACGCTGCGCCCGCTGTGCAGCTTGCAACGACCAGCGTCTTCGGCCTTGTGAAGCCTGATGGCACTACGATCACGATTTCTGGTGGCGTAATTAGTTCGACAGGCGGAGCGAGCGGCGCCAATCCAACGGCGACGGCAAGCAATACAGCGGTCAATGGTGTCGCCACGACATTCATGCGATCCGACGCGGCGCCAGCAGTGCAGCTTGGATCAGCGTCTGTGTTCGGCCTTGTTAAAGTGGATGGCACAACGATCACAGCGAGCGGTGGCGTAATCAGCTCGACAGGCGGAGCGAGCGGCGCCAATCCAACGGCGACGGCAAGCAATACAGCGGTCAATGGTGTCGCCACGACATTCATGCGGTCTGATGCGGCGCCAGCCGTGCAACTCGCGACGACCGGCGTCTTTGGCCTCGTCAAACCGGATGGCACGACGATCACGATAGCGGGTGGTGTGATCAGCGCAGCCAATGGGTTTACACCGACAAGTTTCCTTGCGACCTTTGGATCGGCGTCTTCAGCTTTGACGGGCGACGCAACTGAAGCAACCGTGATTTTTCCGAGTACAGACACGAACGTCGGGTCAAACTATAGCGTGTCCACCGGAGCTTTCACGGCGCCGGCAACTGGTGTCTACACCTTCACAACGAGCTTGGAGCTGAATGCGCTCACGTCGTCGCACACATCGTTCTGGTGTCAGTTCTTCAAGTCTACGACCGATAGGTTTTACATCGCGGACGGAAATCCCTTTGCGATGTCTCGCGGCGGTATCTTTACGGTTCACGGAAGCTGCACCATGTCCTTAAATTCTGGGGATACGGTGTCGGTTCACATCACGGTCAGCAACGGCACAAAAGTGGTTACCATGGGCGGCGGTTCCAGCACATCTGGCCGTCGTTCCTTCTTCAGCGGCGTCCGCAATAGTTAGGGCTTGACAGCACGATTATTGCGCAATAATGTTGCGCCCAAGAGCCCCCCTCATCGGATACGGCTACGGCAGTAGGTGTATGCGACCCCCGTTTGGACACGGCCGCGAACAGGCAATAACTCAGGCGGAGAAATCCCGTGACCACATATGACCAGGACCTAGTAAACCTTGCGACAACGCAGTTTACGGCCAATACCGAACTCTTGCTCCAGCAAGAAGGTTCGCTCCTGCGCCAGCATGTCCGCGAAGGCGCACATGTCGGCAAGATGGCGTCGCCCATCAACCAGATTTCGCCCATCCAGGCAAAGGCGCCTGCCGGCCGCTTCGCTCCCAAAGAGCGCGTGCCGAACACCTTTACCCGGCGTTGGGTGTTTCCGAACCCGTACGAAGACGACCAATACATCGACAGCTTCGACGAGCTGATGACGATTGTCGATCCGAAGTCCGAATACGTGCGCAACGCTGCGTACGCCATGGGCCGCGCCATCGACGACCTGATCATGCAGGCCGCCGTTGGCACCGCGCAGACCGGCACCGATGCCGCGTCGCTCGCTGCCGAAAGCTTCACGTCCACGTATCAGATCGCCGCGAACTTCAACGCAAGTTCGAGCGTCGGCCTGACGGTGGACAAGCTGATCAAGCTTCGTCAGAACTTCCGGCACTATCACGTCGATATCAAGTCGGACCCTGTCACCCTGATCATCGGGTCGCAGCAGGAAGCCGACTTGCTCAACCAAGTCGAAGTGGTTTCGACCGAGTTCAATGATCGTCCGGTTCTTGTGGACGGCAGCATCACTCGCTTCCTCGGTTTCAATATCGTGGTCAGTGAGCGTGTGCCGCAGACGACCGCAGGTTCCGTGCGCGGCTGCATCGCCTTCTCGCGCTCGGGCATGTACCTGGGCCTCTGGAAGGACATCTCGAACCAAGCGTTCCAGCGCTCCGATCTCTCCGGCAACCCGTGGGACTTGTCCACTACCGGCATGATCGGCGCAACACGCACTCAGCTTGGCAAGGTGTGGCAGGTTCTCTGCGCCGATACGACCGGCTCCGACACCACCCCGTAATCAACAGGGCCGGCTGAAACCCGGCCCACCCTTTTGGAGTAGCCCCTATGGCCGCCGACACACTGAAAACCCTCTCGATCACGAACCTCGACGCAACGGCGCCGGGTCCGCTGCGCAACGTCGCGGGCGAAGGCGCCCCTGGCGAAGTGAAAGTCCTCAACGACTTTCTGACGCCGACCACAGGCGGACTTGTCAGCACATCGTCCGTTTACAAGATCGTTCGCATTCCTTCGAACGCGAAGATCAAAAAGGTCAAGATCGAAGCGGATGCCGCTCTCGATACGAACGGTTCCCCGACGCTGAAGGTCAACCTCGGTCTCTACTACAGCGACAGCACGTTCGACGGTACGCAGGTTGCAAACCAGGGGACCGCCTTGGCGCATACCTGCTTCCTGTCTGCGACCTTGTTCGGCGCCGCGACCACGTTGTCCAACGACGTGAACCTGACGCAGCAATATCGCAATCAGCCGGCGTGGCAAGGCTTCGGCCAGCTCGCGTCCGATCCGGGCGGATACCTGGATGTGGTTGTCGAAGTCCAGACTGTCGCCGCCACCGCGCAAGCCAGCAACTTCGGCGTGAGCGTCGAGTACGTGTTCTAATCTAGGAGAGTAAGCCAATGGCCTCCGTTTCATTCTCGATGACTGCCGGAGCCAACGCAACGCTTGGCGGGATCACCACAGGCGCTAGCGCCCCCGGCGCTGGCGACCTGGAAATTCGTATCAATGCGTCGAATGTGCTCACGCGTAAAGAAGCGTACAAGCTGATCGACGCGATCCAGCGCTACATCCAATACGGCGACCAGACCGTCTTCAAGCCATAGGAGGCGGCAATGGCGCAGGACACGTTTCTGCAATATACGCTGCCGGCGAGCGGCAATATCGATGCGGGGCACGCAAGTCACACATCGTCCGCCAGCTCGGCCGATATGGCGTTGAGCTTCGACAGCTCCAAGTTCACCAGCTACACGGCGTTCAAGAAAGTGCTTGACCAGTTGCTCCAGGCTGTGCGCGGCAACAAGAAATTTTCGGTGTAACAATGTCCCGATCCGCTGATGGCGCACAATGGTCCAATATCTCCGCAACACCGGCAAACTTTTCGTTACTCGGTGGCACCTATGAGCTGGCTGGAGTGTTCGCAAGCGGCGGCTCCTTGCAAGTTCAACTGCTTGGCCCTGACGGGTCAACGTGGATGCCTTCGCCTACGCCTATGACAATTTCTGCTACAGGCACGCGAATACAGGGTGTGTTGCCGGCCGGTACTTATCGGCTCCTTGTCACGACTGCCACAGCGATCTATGCTAGTATTAGGCGGATACCCTCTGATTGACGGGCCGCCAATTAGGAGCCGTCAATGCAAGGCGATACTTCAGTCACAATCGCGAACCGTGGCCTCCAGAGCATCGGGGCTCGCCGGATCACGTCCTTTACGGATGGAACGAAGAACGCAAACGAAGTAGCGGCGTGCTACGATAACCTGCGCCGCGCCGAGTTGCGCCGCAATTGCTGGCGGTTCTCAATCCGCCGCACCGCACTCCGCGCTATCGGCACCCCGCTGCAAGGCTGGTCGAACACGCTGACCTATGCGTCGGGTGACCTCGTCAGTTTTGGGACGAGCACGACCACGGGAAACCCGGTCAACTACATCTCGCTCCAGGCTGCGAACCTCAATCAGAACCCGGCGACGGCGAACACCTATTGGGCGCCCTACTACGGCAACACGACGATGAAGATCGTCTTCCCGACCTACTCGGCGCTCACCGCCTACGCGGAGGGTGATGTCGCTGTCTGCGCAGACGGCAATACGTACCTCGCGCTTCAGAACAGCACGGGCGTCGATCCGACGAACCAGGATGCGAATAGCGCGATTTGGACGATGTACTTCGGTCCGCAGACCGCTTCGGGCTATGATCCGACGCAGACCTATTTCGTCGGCGAGATTGTCTTCTACATGAACAATCAGGCGACGCTGTACGTGTCGGTCATCAACAACAATCCGAATGATCCTGTCACCAGCGGCGCCGGCTGGATCACGTTAACGGGCGCGACCGGGACGCCAATCGTCGTTGCTTGGCCCGCAGGTACGGGGCCGCAGATCGAAAGCACGACGAACAATGTCTATGTCCTGCCGTGCGGTTATGAGCGTGAAGCTCCGCAGAACCCGAAGTCGGGATCGCAATCGTTCCTCGGTGCTCCAAGCAACGCGGTCTATGATGACTGGGTTTTCGAAGGCAACTATCTTGTAACGCGATACGGGCAACCGATTGTGTTCCGGTTTGGCGCCAACGTGCGCGATCCGTCGAGCTTCGATAGCTTGTTCTGCGAAGGCTTTGCACGCCGGCTCGGCATGGAGCTGTGCGAGACTTTGACGCAGTCACAGAGCAAGCTCGCTGCTGTCGGGCAGGAATACCAGAAGTTCATGACCGAAGCCCGGTTGATCAACGGCATCGAGCAAGGCCCGACTGAGGCGCCTTTGGATGACTGGATCGCCACCCGAATTTAAGGAGCCTTCCAGTGTCCAATGCTTCATACGTTCAGAGCAATTTCCAAGGCGGAGAGTGGTCGCCGGCCGCACAAGGTCGCGTCGATGAACCGACGTTCAAGACAGCGCTCAACGTGTGCGTCAACGGATACCCGCGCGTCAACGGCGCCTGGACGCGCCGGCAGGGCTTCATGTATATGGCGCACACGCGCATGGGCCTTATCGGCCGGCTGATCGACCTGGAGTTCAGCTTCAGTGACGCCTATCAAATTGAGTTCACCAACGGATACATTCGTTTCTACAAGGCGAATGCGATTGTGTTCACATCCGATGCCAACGTCGTGATCGCGTCGATCAGCGCGGCGAACCCGGCTGTTGTCACGGTGACCGGAACGCTTCCGACCGCGTGGGCGACCGGCGATACCGTTATGTTGAACCTGTCGCCGCCGTGCACTTGCCCGATCTTGGGCTCTCGCCAATTCGTGATCAAGGTTCTTACGACAACGACGTTTTCGATCTTTGACGCGCTCACTGGCGCTTCGATTGACGGGTCTACCTTCACCTATACGCCGGTCAGCGGGACGCCGGATAACGTCTACAAAATTCTCGAATTCCAGACGCCGTACACGAATGGTCAATGGCAGAGTGTTCGCTTGATCAAGACCGATACGACAGCGGTGACGTTCCATCTTGGCGTTCAACCGTACTCGCTCAATCTCAGCGGCGGAACGTGGACATTCAGTCCGCAGGCATTCCAAGACGGCCCCTATCTGGATATCAACGAGACGACCACGACACTGACGCCGGGTGCCGTCAGCGGCAACACGACGGTCACTGCATCGTCTGTCGTTGGCATCAACAACGGCCTTGGCTTCGTGCAGACGGACGTTGGCCGCATGATCCGCTTGCTCACCGGCCCTCCGGCGTGGGCCATCGGAACAACGTATGCGAAGGACGCCATCGTGCTCGGTAGCGACAACAACATCTATACGTCCGTTACGGGTGGCAACGTTGGCAACGACCCGACGACGGATACTGGAGCCAATTGGCAGATTTCTTCTCAGACGATTATCTGGGGATGGATGATGATCACGTCGGTCACCAGCTCGACGGTCGTCAATGTCACGATCTTCGACGCATCGAACTCGACCGGGACTAATTTGTTTTCGACGGCCGCAACGTCCTCTTGGCAGCTCGGCTACTTCAGCGACACGACCGGATGGCCGACGAACGGTGTCTATCATGAAGGGCGTCTGTGGATCGGCGGTGGCATAACGCCGAACCGTTACGACGCGTCGATGTCGAATAATGTATTCGTCTTCTCACCGAGCGCGTTCGACGGAACGGTTGCCGACAATAATGGCATCTCGGCGACGCTGAATGCGCCGGATGCAAACGTCGGCTATTGGATGTTGACGACACCGCAAGGTATTCTCGTTGGAACACGCGCGGGTGAATGGCTGATCGCAGCGTCGGCGTTGAACGACCCGATCACGCCTACCAGCATTCAGGCGCACCGAGTGTCGCAATACGGTTGCGCCAACATCGAGCCGCTGTTCGCGTCGTTGACCACGGTGTTCATCCAGCGCCAACAACGCAAAGTGATGGATTACGCGCAGTATCCGTATGGTGAAGCGGCTGGCTGGTACGCCGAAGATTTGACCATGATGGCGGATCACGTCACCAATGGCGGCATTCAGGAAATCCGTTGGCAGCAGGAGCCGAACCGAATGATCTACGGCCGTAAAGCCGATGGGTCTTTGGTGAGTTGCACATTCCAGCATGCGCCTTATGGAAAGCCGTCCTTTAGTGGATGGGCGCGGCACCCTCTCGGCGGCGGCCGAACGGTTGTCAGTCTGTCGAGCGGGCCGACGTTCGACGCGCTCAGCACGACGATGTATGCAATCGTGAACGACCCGAACACCGGCTATTATCACGCGGTGGCATTGTCGCCTGTGTTTGATGATAGCGTTCCGGGTTGGGCTTCCGTGTTCGCCGATGGCGTCGCTTCGCCGTCATGTTCGCAGGTCAAGGATGTTGCGGTTGGCGACGCGTATAGTGGCATCCGGTTCAATGGTCTCTACAACATCGCCGGACAGCTTGCGACTGTCGTGATCGGAGGCATGGACCTTGGGGACTTTACGGTCAATGCGGGCGGCTACATCGACGTTCCATATACGGCGACGTTCACTGCTTCATTTCTCAACGGTCTGAACAACGGGACCGATTATTCGGTGTACCAAATTCAGGC